AGGCTCTCCGAGAGCTTGTCCGTGTCTTTGCAATCAAAGACCTTTAGCCTTCCCATTTTGAAGAGCTTGTTGACGTAGAATATGCGGTCAATGATTCGAGGGTTTGAGCTTCCTATTCTGCAGCCGATTCCGTTGGCTATGATTTCGTCTTTGTAACCTCGTATGATTTCCTTTCCGCTGCAGTCCGGGTACCATAGGATCTCGTTCTGCGGGTAGGTCTGTCGCATTGTGGCCGGCGCTGCTCCGATGTTCTTAAAGCTCCAGCCTCGTGGAATGTACAGCACCTTGTCCTTCTTTACGACGGCTGCTGCTTTAGAAAAGCCGCTATTGAGGTCCTGTCCGATCTGCACTGTCATGTCCGGTGTTATTTCAAACGGTGCGCATTTACATGTCTCTTCGTCGTAGTCTGCGTAAACGCGGCCGCTCTGAAGGTTTACAAATCTTCCCTCGAGGTATGCCAGGCGCTCCTGCTCGTCGTAGATTGCGTAGAGGCGCTTGACGTAGTCCGGGTCGAGGCTTGTGTTGTTCTTTGTCAGTCCTCGCACGAGTACGTTCGGGAGGTTGTTCTGCTTCAGTTCCTGGACTACCTTGTAAAGGCCACGGTATCCGTGGACCGTGGAGAAGTACATTATAAATGGCTTCCTTCCGTCCGGTAGGGTTATACGGGTACGTTCTGACAGTGCCTTGTGCGCTTCTATGGCCTTGAGTTCGGGGAGCTCGTCTATCTCGTCGCAGAGCGTTATGTTTACGTTCGGTCCGTAGATTTCCGTCGGTTGTCCTGTGGCAATGAGTAAAAAGCGCACGGTTCCTATGGTGATGATGTTGTCCTTCTGGTTGTAGTTGAAGGTGGACCCGGTCTTTTTCATGAGCTTTGCCAGCTCCAGGATTACCGTCTTGTTTAGCAGTGTTATGGTGGTGGAGCAGAGCGCTATCGTTACGTCCTGTCCCTGGTATCGTTTGCTCAACACCACGATTATAAATACCATGGTGTTTGACTTTCCACATCCGTATCCGCCGCAGAGCTCAAAATACGAGACGTCTGGAAAAGCAAACGGAGCCGATATCATCTGCCTTTGGTGTATAAAAGGTGTTATGATGTTCGGCTTCGGTTCTATGATTTTACTTGCCGTCGACACCGGTTATCTCCACTTCGCCGCTCTTTGTGAATTCTTCGGCTGTCATGGTTTCTCCGGAGAGGTTGATGTTGAGCGGTTCTGCCTGGTTCAAGCTGATCTGTGCGGTCTCTTCGTAGCCTCTGTCGTGACCTTTCTGCTTAAGGTACCACTTAGCCACCTCGACGTTCTTCTGGTAGATTTCCTGCATGATTGTACCTTCTGCAACATCGAGGACCGTCTGGCGCTCTGCTTCCATTGCTTCCTTGGTCTCTTCCCATTGCTCCGTGTACTTCTTTGCGCAGTGCCAGGAGATGTTCTTTCCGGCCTTTGGTGAGAGTCGTTTCTGTATTGTCGTTATCAGTGCGCCGGAGTCCTTGATTGCTTCGAGCACATCTTCTTTTGTCAGTTTGTATGCCATGGGGGTCTACCTCCTTCGCACTATTGAGTTTCGGGTCCGGCCCAGTCTGTTCCGTACTTGTCTATGATGACTTTGAAGTCCTCCAGGTCGTGCTGGTTGACGCTGTAGACTTCTTCTCCGTCCGGGCCTTGTTCTATGCCTATATGCAGCAATTCGTGGAAGAGGAGGACCTTTATCTGTTCCTCGCTCATTCCTATGTTGTTCTTCACAAATAAAGTTATTGTAAAGTCTGCATCTATCTTCCACTTGTATTTGGCTGCGATTTTCTCGCATTCTCCGTGTACGAGCTTGTCTCCGCTGGCTTTCTTTGCCTGGTCACTGTCGAGGTAAGCAATACGGACGCGGCTGTTCTTTATGTATGACAGGGCTGGTTCTGTGTCTATCAGCTCCTGGGCGATTGCTTCAAAGTTCTTGTTTATTGCTCGGTGTTCCATCTTCTTCCTTCTTTTCTGCAGCTGATTTATAACATGGTGACTTCGGTGAGGTGCATCGATTTTTTTCTCTACAGATACAAATCCTAGCCCTTCCTGTGTTGATATAAGGACACTGTGGGAAATTCTCTGTGTCCTGTTCTTTTTCCTCCCAATGCAGACCATCCTTCCAATTTGAACCACTTACGCAGTCGTGGCATGTGCTCCAATGTACCGGAGCGTTTGCGCAGGTCTTGCAGCGCTCTGGGTCTATTTCTGGCACCTTTGGATCCGGCTCCTTTGGTGCTTCCGTGGCCTTCTTAATCTCTGCAGCTGCTTTGTCTCTTCCTGCTTCCCAGTTTATTCTGTGGGCGCGTTTTATCAGAATGAGCTTGTATTCTGTCATGGCCTTGTGCTGCTGCTCGAGGAGTGTTTTCTGCTCTAGGCTTATTTTTATAAAGTCCGCGCTCATCATGAAGTGTTCCAGGCGGAGCAGATTTGCGCTTAGGTCGTTTTCTTCTCTGCGTATCTTGTCTACTAATTCTTCGGGTTTCTGCATGTTAGTCCTCCTTCTCGAAATGACACCAATCTTCGGCCAGGAGGTCTGTCTGGCTTGGAGCCCATGGTACGCGTCCTTTTGGTGCGTCCGGGTTGTCTGTCTGGAGCCCTGTTGTTTCAATATAAAGATAGGGCTGTGTCATCTTGCTGTGTTCGTCCGGGCGCTGCATCTTTATGTATATGCCTTTCCCGTTCCATCCGTATCTTCTTACGGCATATCCTTGTTTTAAGTATTCCAGCGCCTCGCTGAATGTCAGTTCTTCTCTCATGTTTGTTTTCCTCCGTTTATTTAAGTCCGCCGGATCCTATTTCCCGGTTGTTCTCCATGGCCCAGGTGGTCCAGCGTTTTCTGATCACGTCTGCGTATTTCGGGTCAAACTCTACCACGCGTGCAATTCGTCCGCTCTTGGCACAGGCGATTATCGTGGTTCCGCTTCCTGCGAACGGATCGAGTACTATGTCCTCTTCCTTGCTCGAGTTACGGATGAGCCTTTCAAATAATCGCACCGGTTTCATTGTAGGATGTTCTGCGTTGCGTGCCGGTTTGTCCTCGTATACGACCGTTGTCTTTATTTCGTTGTCCACGCGTTTAAGTTCTGCGAGGAGCTCTTCCTTGTTCATCTTGCGCCAGTCTTTCCTGGTCTCGTCAAAGACTGTAGAAAGGTCACGCCTCCCTTCCCAGTAATGTCCTTTGCCGTCTTTCCATCCGTAGAGGCATGGTTCGTGTCTCCATTGGTAGTCCTGGCGTCCAAGAACCAGGCTGTTCTTTACCCAGATTATGCACTGGCGGACGATTCCTCCGGCTTTCTTCACGGCGCTTCTGAAGTTGTATCCTTCGCTGTCTGCGTGCCATATGTAATAAGCGCCGCCGTTTTTCAGTACTCTGAACATGGCGGTGAATGCATCGGTTAGGAAGTTTAAGAAGGAGTTATCTGCCATGTGGTCGTTCTGGATCTTCTTTCCGTCGCTTCCTTCGTAGTCTACGTTGTACGGCGGGTCTGTGATTATGAGGTCCGCTTTGGCTCCGTCCATGAGCTTTTCGATGTCCTCTATCTTCGTGCTGTCTCCCACGATCAAGCGGTGAGGACCTAATTGGTAAACGTGACCGGGCTTTGAGTCCGGTTCTGCTTCCTGGTCTACTTCCGGCGCTTCATCGTCTCCCTTGGTCTCTTCTTCCTGTTTTAGTGAAAGGTCGAGAGTTCCTTCGGGGAGTGCGAGGTCGGAGAGGTCTATCTGTAAGTCTCCCAGGAATTCACGGACGCTTTCTGCGGTCATGTGGCCGTACTGGCTGTTGAGCTTAAGGAGGAGTTCCTTGGCTTCTGCTTCGTCCTTGCATTTGACGTAAACTACCGGCAGTTCTGGGAGCTTTTCTCCGCGTGCTACCATTCGCTGCAGAGCTCCGATTCTTCCGTGGCCGTCGAGACAATAATTAATCTTACCTTTCTTCCAAACAAAAAAAGGAAAACTAAAGCCGTGCTTCTTTATTGATTTTTCGATTTTCTCAAAGTCTGCATCGTCGCGCAGTTTGAGGTTTCCCTGGAACTCTGTTAACGCAGAAAGAGGCAGGGTGTCCTGTGTGTTACAATTTATTTTCATGTTTGCTTCCCGCCTCTATAGTTATTTTTACTTTCTGCGTACTCGGATCTTGCAGTCTCCGGTGAGCTCGCGTGGAGCTGCGTCTCCGGTCGGGTATTCGCGTCCTGTTGCTGTTACGACCGTTTTCTTTCCGTCTCTGTCGTAGTGCAGCTTCCATTCGCCATTCTCTTTTTTTATTGTGGCATTTGGTTCTGCATATGGACCTTCTCCGAAGTAATCAATGAGAGTTCCTTTGGAGTCAGTTCCGAATGACCAGACTCTTACTCCGTATTCGTCCTCTCCGATCTTCTTCATGAAATCGTCCATAGAGTGCTTTCCGCCGTATTCTGTATCAAGTTTAAATCCGAGGGCGTTCTGTATTTCATTGATGGTTTTGTCTTTTGATGGTCGTGCGTAGGTGTTTCTGTCTCCGCGTGATTTTGCCAGGATTGCTGTCTGCGCTTCTTCTGGTGTATCAAAATAAAATTGAGTGCCTTCGATTCTGTATCCGGTATCGTCTCCCATGAATTCTACTTTGTTTGGTTTCCAGCCTGGGTAGTTTCCGAGGTTACTTTCTGCTGCTGGTTTGCTCTCTGTTTTCTGTTTGTTCAGAGCTTCCTGGGCTTCCTTCCTTGTCTCGTATGTCTTTACCTCTTTTCCCAGTGTTGGCTGGCCGTTTTCTCCCATCTTCAATTCGAAGGTGCGACCTGGTCCGGCTTTGGACATGATCTCTTTTGCCGTCTTTTTTTCTTTCTTCTCCATCCATTTTTGGTCTGCACCTTTCTTTACCGGTCGCCATCCGTTTGCTGTTTTCTGCAGGCCGGTCTTTTGTGAAATCTCACCGATCTGGTATACCTTGTCGGTTACCTGGGAAAGGCGGAGGCGGGTGTCTCCGGTGAGCTCATGTGGTGCTGTGTCTGTGGATTCGTCTGTGTTTTTATTTGTAATATAATCTACCTCTTTTTGGAGTCTATCATGTTCTTGGAGCATACTGTTTAATTTTTCTGCCGTTGCTTCGTTTATAGGGTCGTCTGGGAATTTTGCGATTACTTCCAAGAGGTCTCCTAATTCTCGAGAGCTTCTTACTAATTGTGCAGCTGTGTATGTTTCATCCCTATTGGCTCCTTTTTGTTTCAATTCCTCATATGTTTTCATCGCCTCTTTTTCTCTATGCCGCATCCTGCTCTGCATTGCACTGGCTTGCGGTACAGTCTGACCTTCTTTATAATGTTTGTTTTTTTCTGCTTCTGCAGGTTTGCTTTCGGCTTTTGGCTTGATTTCTGATACGCCGCCGAGTGTTCCATTCCAGTTCTGCATTACGCGGATCGTCTTGTCTCCCTTCTTGAAATAGCCCAGGGCTCCGTTTGCTGAGTTGCGTTCCCAGCCATCGTTCTTCCAGCCTTCTTCGTGCAGCTTGTTGATGTATGATTCTATATCGTGGCCGGCTGTTGTTGGGTACACCTGTTCCGGCTTTTCTCCTCCGGTGTATGTGGTTGAAGAGAGAACCTTTTTATTGTCTCCGTATTCGACTTCGACCAGGTCTCCACTTGTTGTTTTAAAATAATCCTTTCCGTTTTTGTTCTCGACAAACTGAGCGCCAAATGCTTCCATTCTTTTTCGAGCTCCGTTTGCGGTCATCCCTAGTACGTCCGGATTATTGATGCGTGGGTTTTTCTTCTGGTCCGGTTTTCTTGATGGCTTGAGTGTTTCTTCTCCGGACTTTGCTCCTGGGTTGCCGTCTTTCTTTGGTGGAGCCCAGCTTCCGTCCGGCTGCTTCTGGAGTCCGGTTTTCTGGGAGATTTCTCCGGTCTTGTATGTGCGGTCCTCTACGTCTGCTTTGAGAGCTTTGTTCAATTCGTCGCGTCCGTCTGCTGTGTATCTGTCTGCTTTTGTTGCTTTCATTAAATCTTTGATTGCCATGTGTTTACCTCTTTGGTTTATAGTTAGTTTCAAGCTCGCGCTTGCTGCAGCTCCTGGTAGGTTATTCCCTGGATGTGGAGCAAATCTACGAAATGCGGCGAGTTCTTCCAGGTGTCTACAAAACCTTTTATAAAATGCTCGCGGCTGCAGTAATTCATCCAGGCTTCGTTTTCTCGGTTCTTCTTTTTGTCTGCGTACTCGGTGTATAAAAACTCGCGGCCGCAGATTGCGCAGGTGCAGCGCGTCTGGTTTATGAATTGGTTTTTTATCGGCTGCGGTGTTTCTTCAAACTCAAAGTTGAATTCTTGTTGTTCCATGTGCTTCCTCCTGGAAATAAAAAAGACCACCGATGTGGTGGCCTTTCTATAGTTCTCCTTTTTCTGCCTTCTTCCATGCGATAGGGCAGATTCGCATTGTTTCACATTTTATGCAGTCGTTGTCACACGGCGTTTTCCTCGTCACTACAATTGGCTTATTCTTTGGTCTTGCATAGTTCTTGTCAGCTTTGCGCTTGTCCTGGATGTACTTGATTGTCTTGGCGTTCTTCTCGCGCTGCTTGGCTTCGGCCTTGTCCAGGATCTGCAGCGCCTTGTATGCGTCGAGGTCTACTTGCTGGTTTGCATTAAGGCAGGTCTCTTTCAGCTTTTCAATTCCGGATCTAATTGTATTTGCTTCTTCAAAGGTGATATTCATTTCGTCCTCCTAGCATGTGCAGTAATCGACCAGGTGCTTCCCAAGTCTGGAAAGGCGGAGCATGTCTCCGATTTTATCTTCAGTTATAAGCTGCAGTTCAAATATTGCAATATAAACCTGGACAGGAATTTTCCAGGGTATGTCGTTCATCGTCAATTCGTCGTCTCTTATCGAGAGCAGAGCGCTCCGTATTTCCCATGGCAGCGCTTCTGCGATTGCCTTGTATGTTGCTGGTCCGTTCATCATGTCTGGCCTCCTCTTACAAAGATGCAGCTTTTACTCTGCATTCTAATTCTATTGCTTCTACAAGAAGTCCGTGTTTCCACATCCATGTTCTGAAGCTTCCCATCTGCGAGTAGGTCTTGCTTTCTTCTTTTCCTGTGCTGGTGTTCTGAAGTGTTACGTGGATCATGTTGTAGTCCGGTAAGCTCCAGCCTTTGATTTCCCATGCTTTGTTTTCCATGTTTGTCTCCTCCGCAGGCTTTTCCCTGCGCTTTCTGTGTATACTATAAAGGGTTATCGCTAACAAGTCAAGCGTATAGTAATAACTTTTTTTATTTTTTTACTTCGTGCCAGCTCTCGACCTGGGTGTCGAATTCTTCCCGGGTGAGTGTTATGCTTCCTACAAAGTCGTAGCCTTCCTCGTCTTTAGAAAAAAAAGCGCCGTGGAAATATTCCGCGTCGCTCTCGCTGTTGGTCGTGCCTACGTAAACGTCGCCGCGTACAATTTCCTTGTTGCCTTCGTCGTCTGTCAGCTCGTAGTCCTTTATAAAAGCTGCGATCAATTTTCCGGCCATTTTGCTTCCTCCTTCGGTCTGATTATTTCTGTTCTTCAAGTTCACAAACTCTTTTTAAGTATTCTTCTTTGCATCTGACCTCGCGCTCGGCCTTTAGCATGACCTGGAGGTTGCGGTTTTGGTCCTGCAGCTCCTGGTTCTCGTCTACAAGCTCTTTGTTTATTTCCTGCTGCTTTTTGTACTTTTCGTACCAGTGTTCGCTGTTCTTCTGGATTTCTATTTCTATCATTTTGCTAACTCCTTCGGAAGTACAATTTCTTTCCAAGCGTAAACATTATCTAATATGTTTCCGCCTCTTGTAAAAACAACACCTGTAAAATAGGCAACTTCAAAAACGAACCATTTATAAGATTTGTGTTTTAAAGCAGTTAAATAATATCCATGTGTTCTTGGTCGTGATTCTTCCTTCGGTAAATCTCCATCTTTTACATAATGCCATTCGTTAGCCTTGTTATGTTCTTCTCCGTGTTTTAATCCATCCAGGTAAGCTAAGGCTATGCGCGACTGTTCCTGTGGGCTTGCTGTTTTGTACTTCTCTGCGTAGGCTTCTGCTTCGTGTTCCATGTCGATTCGATCCTGCTTTGTCATTTTCCTTCCTCCATTTTTCTTACCTGGTGCTTCAGCTTTGCCAGGGTGATTCCTGTCTTGGTTATCTTCGGATCCGAGCTCCTGATCTTCATGTGGTTCATTATTAAGTTCTCGGTGTTCGTAATCAGCGCCAGGTTGTCTGGGCTGCAGTTTGCATGGTCTCCGTCTAAGAAGGTGAGCATCTTTCCTTCCGGGATCGGGCCGTGGACTTTCTCCCATTCGAGCACGTGCTTCATCTTCCACTTGTTTGGCTCTGCAATTTTTACCTTCAGGTATCCGTCAGACGTCCAGGCTTCGTCTCCGACTTTATTGTAGTTCCATGGACGATGACCTTTTGGAAACCAGCCTTTTTCGGATCCTGGGGAGCAGTACCCTTTGCGGCCTTTGTTTGGCGGGACGTGTCCTTTCTCAAATCGTCCGGTCAGTCCACTGTCTATCTTCAGTCGTCCGCGGATCGATTTAATCTGAGCTGCATTGATTTCTTTGTGGAAGGTCTTAGATACCAGCTCGGCCATTTCTTTGTTTGTCTTGCCTTTGTTGTTGGCTATGACAAAGTCTACCATTTGCATTGTCCAGAGCGGTCCGCTCCATTTTGCTCTATGATGCGGAGTGTTGCTCTTTATCTTGTGGTTTGTCTTGTAGCTTTTTACTTTTGCCGGTGTTATTTTGAGCTCAAACCTTTTATTAAATTCTTCGGCCACCTCTACGCAGGTATGTCCTGGAATGAACGAGGCGAGCCATTCGTGTTGCTCTTTATTGTATCTTTTCATTTGGCTACCTCCAGGAGCTTCTGTCTTGCTTTGGCATCCTGGGCGCTGTCCTTTACGGCTACGAGCGCCGGCATCTCTTCCTGGAGCAGTCCGCAGTTCTCGGCTGTCTTTAAGGCTTGCAGCTGTACGTTTGCTACGCGTATGATCTGGGCGCTTACCTGGCTCATGGCCTTGGCTCGCTGGATCGTGCGCTCTGCTGTTTCCTTGTCCTGCATCAGCTCGTCGTCCTCCAGTGCTTCGAGCATACTGAACAGGTGATTGTTTAGATCTGCTAAGTTGTTTTTCATGTTTGTTTTTCCTCCCGTTTATCTTTACTCGAATATAATCATGTATCCGAGCTCTTTTGCGATTCTGTATTCTATCCTGGCTCCTCTGCTTTTCTTCCAGCCTTTGAGCAGGTAAATTGCGCGGCAAGTCATAAGCTCTGCGATGTCCTTGCGCATGTAATCTTCCCATGTCTTGTTCGGATCTGCTTCAAACTTGGCCGGATTAAAAACCTTCATTCCCAGGGCCCGGAGCTTTTCTTCTGCAGCTCTGAAGTGTTCGCGGTAGTCCGGGTCCTTGGTTATGCTGCCGCTGATATAAACCTTGGCAGCTGGTGAACGGTCCGGGTATATCGCTTTTCCGGTTGGCCGTCCGTTTATTACTTCGCATTTTATAAAGTCGTCTTTCATTCTGCTTCCTCCTTCCTAGCTGCTTTGACTATGGCCCGGGGAGAGTAGAACTCTTCCCACAGGTTTTTGTTTTCTCTGTAGTACTTCCGGTTGTATGCGTTGTACTTTTCCCGGTTCTTTTCGTAGTACGCTTTGCGCTGCTCTTTGTGAGCCTGGTTATATTTGCGCTGGTACTCCAGTCTCTGCAGATGTGTCATTCTTCTTCCTCCGGATCTTCTTCATCCCATGCATCGTCTATGGTGAGGAAGTCCTCTGCGTTCTTACCGGTGCGCTCTTCCAGTTCGCGTGTTCCTTTGTAGGGTGGTATGTTTATCATTCTTCGTCCTCCAGTATGTATTCCTGTGTCAGCAGGATGTTGTTGTGGATCCGTACGTCCTGGGAAAGAAGCCGGATTTCTTTTGCCATGCGCTCGGTCTTTTCGTAGGCTGCGCGGTTGATTTCTGCCTGCTTTTCGTCCAGCTGGCGGATCTGCTTTTCGTTGTGACAAAGCGCCATGATCAGAAAGCTAAAGAGCAGAATGAAGCAGGCGTTCAATAAAATTATCAGTTTGTCGCGTTCACTCATCTTTCTTCTCCCTGGCCTGTATTCTGCACTGCATTTCGTCTATGTAATAAATCTTATAAGTTCCCGGTTCTGCGATTGGTTTTCCTGTCTCCAGGACCTCGTAGAGCTTATCTATGCTTATTCCGAAGTGTGCCAGCACCTCGGTCTGGCTTTCAAATACTTTGTTTTCTCCATCGTCTCCGATTGCTATGTACCTTTTCATTTGTTCGTTTTCCTCCCACTTTTCTATAAATCCTTTTTCCTGGGCCTCCGGTTCTGTTCCTTCTTTGAAGAACAAATCTAAATCTACAAAGTCCACGATCTTGTCTACCTTCCTGTGGTAGAAGCATTCAAACTCAACGCGCTTGTAAAGGTACCCGGTGAAGCTCTTATTTACTACAAACTCGGGCCTCAGCATCAGTTGTTCGACCATGTACGAGGCAGCGTTGGCTGCTTTGCATTCCTTGTCGAATTGTGAAAGGTTCGCAATTCGTTTGTTCTTCTTGGCTATCGTGTTTATGTATTTTGCCGCGATAGTCTTAAGGATTTTATATATCGGTTCCAGGGCCTCCTTGTTCCCTTCGTTCCGGTATTCGTACTGTAAGCTCATGAGCTTCTGGTTGTCGCTCCTGGGGTCTGAATACCAGCGCAGCTCTATTTTTCTGCCATCGGCTTCGTACTCCGGGATTACCGGTAAGTCGTCAAATAATGGCTGCTGTACTGCGTTCTCCAGGTACTCATGCCAGTTCACTTTTTTTCCTCCCACCTTGTCTTTCCTACCTGCAATAAACTTTTAGGAAAGTGTCGACCGTGATGTCCGCCTTTTTACATCGCGGGCATTCATAGTGCGTGTCCAGTATTTCACGCTTTACATCGTCATCCCATTTGGCCGTTACGATTCTGAATAAAGGGTGAAGCACCTCTTTGTAATCTTTGCCGTCGGCCTCCAGTTCTGTTTTGCAGAATGGACAGTATGCGTATTCGCTCTCTCCGTTCATCTGCTTTCGTGATATAATTTTTGGGTTTGGCATATCATCCTCCTGCTATCTGTTCGTAGTCGTACTGTTTGCCGCATTTGGCACAGACGTATTTTTCCAGCTTGTTGCTGTATTCAAGCGCTCGCGCATGACATTCCGGGCATTCTTCCTGCCACCTCTTTGCCTGGACCGGTGGTGTTCCTCCGGTAGCTTTGCGGTCTATGAAGTTCTCCGGGTCGTAATTGGCCGGGAGGAAGTCTACAAAGTTTTTGAATGTGACGAACCGGTCAAAGCTATATTTTCCGGTTATGAAACTCCGCGGATCGTTTACGGTCTTTGCGTAGTTCTCGCATGCTCCGATCACGTCATCAGAGTGAAGGTTGCCGATATTCCTGTGTACGTATGCCATGCCGTTTTTGAAATCGCGCATTAGGAAACTTGGAAATTTACCACGTGCGTTTGGAAGTCCTGCGGCTGTGAAAATGTCAAATATTTTTTGTGCATAAGCTGTGGAAGGGAGAGGAGGTGGTTCCGGCACCTTTGGTGCATCAGATTCACTCTCATTCTCAGATTCAAATTCAGATTCATAATCAAATTCATATACAGTTCCATTTGTTCCGTCTTGTTCCGTCTTGTTCCATTTTGTTCCATTTTGTTCCAATTCGGAGTTATTTGGTTCCTGTGGTTCTTCTTGGATCTGCTTTGCTCTGGTGTACTGATTGCCTTTGTGGTTTCTTCCGGCTGCTGCTCGGGCTTTAATTGTTGCCTCGTATTGTTCAGCCTCGGTGTCGATTCTTGTTTTAATCGCATTCCACATCTTCAAATCGCGCCAGTCGTCGAGCTTTGGTTCAATACCTTTTAATGCGTAGTTTATTGCGTACATTGCGTATTGTGCTGCGAGCTCTTCCGGTACGCCTTCTATGTATTCTGCGTGGAATATAAACGATTCTCTTTTTGTTTCCATTGTGCTTCCCACCTTTTCTATCTCCATTTACTTTTTTCTCTTGCGAGCACCATCTCGACGATTTCCAGACAGCGGCCCGGGTTGTATCCTACGTTGCAGACCTGGTTGCATTTAAGGCTGCAGACAATTGCGATGTTTTCCGGTGCATCGATTATCCAGCTTCCCCATTTAGCCCGGTTCGCTTCCGTGTTTGCTATCCGGTGAGCACCTTGCCAGGTTGAAGGAGTGAGTGTCTTTCCGCAGACTTCACAAACTCCGCCGCTCTTGGCCAGTTGGATCTGTCGCTGTTCCTTCTGTGCCTGGTTCATGCGCTCTCCTTGGCTTCGTTTTTGGCGATGCATTCGTAGAAGGCTTGCATGTTTTCTTTATGAGTGACATACCTCAAGTTTGAAATACTATTGTTTGCGGCATTTCCATCTATGTGGTCTATTTCGCTATCCTTTGGTTGTGGTCCTATAAAACTCAAAGCGACAAGCTGATGGATATAAATGTTTATTCGTTTAATGTTTTTGTCGTACATTGCGACCTTTTGATATAAACTTCCTTCAGCTTTTGTGAAGTGTTTTAATTCCTTCTTTGTTCTGGAATTCCTAACTCTTCCCCAGGTTGATACTTCATATTTGTTTTCAAAATCGTATTTCTTAAAAGTTGAGATTGTTTTCCATTCTTCCTGTTTCATTCGTTTACCTCCCGTAGAATGATTCCCATCTGCGCTGCGAGGACGTGGCTTGCTTCTATGAGCTTTGCGCATTCCTCTGTGTTGCACTTTGTCTCGCGCTTTGGTACGACATGGCCTGCTATCGTTTCAAACGGGTAGCCCATCTGCTCTACGGCGATCATCTTCACACAGTATTTGATTATTTCGTAATCGTTCCCGGTTGCTTCGCAGATCTGCATGATGTGGCCGTTCAAATGGTGATTCTGTGATTTGGGTCCTGTCGTTCGTGGTGAATAAGGACGCGACAAGGTTACTGACACGTAGTCGTTGTTCTTGTCGCGGCAAAGCCGGAGCACCTTGCGCAGAGCTTCCTGGAGTTCGGGTTCTCTTGGAACCTCAAACGCTATGAGTCCGCGCTGGTCTATTCTTTTCATTGTTACGGTAACTCCGGCCATGTCTTATCTCCTAGAAAACATCGAAGGCCTGTTGAGCGCCTTCTTCTTCCTTTTCTGTTACTTTCTCTGTTTTGCCTTTAGCTTCGTCGTGTATAGCTTTGGCATCTTCAAAGTAGACTCCCATTCGTTTATCTACTTCGCTGTTCAGATATTCGATAACCTGTGTGGCGGTTCTTTCTTTTCGCCATCCTGCTACCTTTCCTTTTTCGTCTGCAAACATCGGCTTTCCGTCCGGGTACTTTGTTTCGAGCAGCTGTTTGATTGTGTCATGCTGTTCTTTTGTATCCGGGCCTCCGGCTGGTCCGTTGGTCTGCTTCTGGGCAGGCACGTCGTGATTGCTTCCCCTCGTATCACTTGGTGCCGGTTTTCCGTCTACGTCCTCGTCGCTTGAGATTCCAAGCATTGCGCAGAGTGTGTAGCGTTTCATGTAGGTTATGGCAGCTCCCAAGTTCTGTGCTGCGTTTCCTTTTGCAAGTTGTACCGGTGGGAGAGGAGTTGTGTCCTCGATCCATTCTCCCGATGAGTGAATGAGGCGTGTTGTGATTGCCGGTTGGTTTCCTTCCAGTGTCGAGAGCATCTGAATAAAGCCCAGACCATACTTTTTCAAAATCGGGCGGATATATGAAATTACAGTATCTAAGTCTGTGTAGTTGTATCCGTATCCGGCCTTGTCCTTTGGTAATGTTTCGAACTCTGCTTGAGCTTCTACAAGGCTCTGCAACAATGTGTTTGTTTTTTCTGTCTGTTTCATTTTTAATCTCCGTATCCGTATCCGTAGTCCTCGTCCTGGCTCTGACCTTTGTCTTTGCCGCCGAGCAGCTGGATGTCGTTTGCATTGATGATTACGCGGCTTTTCTTCTGTCCGTCTTTTTCCCAGCGTTCCTGTTTGAGGTATCCGTCGACTCCGATTTGCTTTCCTTTTGTAAGGTAAGGCTTGAGGCTGTCTGCCTGCTTTCCGAATACCTTAACGTCGAAGTAGTTAGCTTCGTCGTACCATTTTCCGTCCTGACCTTTGGTGCTTCTGTTGATTGCAAGTGAAAGGCTGGCGATTGCCATTCCTCCCGGTGTGTATGTAACTTCTGCATCTTTTGTAAGGCGTCCGATGATTGTTACTCTGTTTATATCTGCCATAGTGTTAATCTCCAAAAAAGGAGCACCGCGGGCGCGATTCATACCCGCGGGTGGTATGCTCCATTTGACCGTCTTTCCGGTCTGTCAATCCAAATTGCTTTTTTTTCTTGCGCTTCGTTTTTACCCACGAAACCGAGGTATATTTTTCGCCCATACGGGTTACTTACGCTGTCAGTTCCTGGTCCTCATTCTGCTTGACACATTCGTGGTAAAAGTTGCAGAATTCAGCACAGGGGCAGTAATCCTGGCATTTCTTCGATTCGCCTGGTCGCTCCTGGACGTAAAGACCACCGGCTTTTTTCCCGTCATCTTCTCTTACCAAAGATTGGATATAAAGCTCTGCGCTCTGATTGTCGTCACACACTTTGAGCGCGGTCTTTCGTCCTTCTTTCATTACTGCGTATTTAGTAGCCGTGGCCCAGCGTTCTTCGTCGCTGCATGGAGCGATGTCGTCATCACCGAGCTTGTAGGCTTCTGTTACTGATTTAATCTTTGCGCGGATCCTCTTTTCTGTTTCTTCCAGGTCGAGGTCTGTCACGTCAAACTCGTAAATAAAAACCGGTTTCTGCGGGTAGTCACTTTTGCGTTTGGCTTCTGTCTTGCTGTGGTCCTTGAGCATTGCAATGAAACGGCAGCGCTTTACTTCGAGTCCGCTCTGTTTCATGAGCCATGCGTAGGTTAATCCCTGCGCTTTCCAGTCTTTGAAGTCTCCATGGATCACCTTCCAAACCGAGGCGGTTTTCCAATCCTCGAGGATTTCGTGTTCCAGGTCGTAGCGGTCTACGCGTCCGGTAACCTTCCATCCTTCTACTTCTACAGAGAATGCTTCTTCTTTGAAGGCGTCATCTTCGGTCTTTTCCATTACTGTGTGGAAAGCTGTACCAAATGTGGCCCATACCAAGTCTGCAGCATCCTGTTCGAGTTCTTCAAAGTGTCTATCGTATAAAACGATTTCTTTGTCGCCTTTGAGGAGTGTTGTGGCACTCAATGTGCCGGCGGGGTTGTGTCTTACGTTTGACACAAAGTTTACGAAGGCCTGCGGCATGTTCATCTTGTTAGTTGTTATCATTTGCTGCCTCCGGATTTCCTTTGCGCTTGAGTTCAAGATTCCACGATCCGTCCTCGTTGCGCTGGGCTCTTATTACATGCCAGGTCTTGTCTGCGTTAAGCTGCATCTGGTAGCAGATGTCTCCAAGGTCTGACTCCAATGGCTCCGGGGTTCTCTTTACCAGGAGCTCCCATGTTCCTGTTTCCTTTCTGGCGGCGGCAGTTACTAAGAACCTTCTTTCGTCGTTCCAGTCGAGGTAGTACAGGATGTCCTTCAGTTCGTTATCCATATTGATAACCTCCTTGTTTGTTTTTTCCGCTTCTGCGGTAAACCGCGGCCGAGGATTTGCACCTCACCGGTTCGCGCGACCGGTTACTTTTCCGCAGCTGTCAGCTCTTAAGTAGTCACCTTCAAAACACCTTTGCTTGACTTCCTTGGCGTTTTTGATGCAGGGTTTCCCTAGGCCTTCTGCATCGGCTCTATCTATAGGTGCGGCCAGGAGTTGAACCTGGCGAGCTCTCTGATGGTTTATTGGGTGGAGCTCCATGGGGACCCTGCGCACCGGGTTTTTCTATTGGTTCGCCTTTTCGTTAAGGTAAGCGAGCACCTTTTCTGCTTCTTCTTTGCTTTTTGTTTCAAAGATTACTTGTCCGCGGTTTGTTTCTACCGTGTAGCCTTTCTTGGTCTGTTTAATGATCATCTGTGGCCTCCTGTATTTGCCTTCTGCCTTGAGTTGAAATCCAAGCGCTGCATTTGTGTAAAAGGCAGCGAGCAGATTGTCTTTTCTCTTTGTGCAGGCTATGGCTGCTGCTCTGCAGCTTTTAGCTTTTTGTTCGTTTGTTTTTTCCATCCTTCCCCTCCTGGGTGAAAAAAAAAGCCCGCTATCTGACGTGTTGATAGCGGGCGGTTGCCTTCATTTCTGAAGCTCACCGTAAAAGCGGTGATTTAACACGTCAAAAAATCACAGCTCTTTTCTGTACGTGTTAATCTTAAAGGGTTAAATTGATAATGTCAAGTTAAATTTTTAAATTTAACAGAGATTTGACATTTTTTTTTATTTTCTGTAAGGTTTCCGTGGTGGTTGGGGTTGGAGTATATTTTGACTAATTACGATTCACTCCAGCGCCGCAAAGCTTACTACATTCCGCTTGTTGCGTCTGGAACCCTCTCTATCAGAAAATGTGCTAAATTATTAAATCTTTCTGCGCAGTCTGTGTTTGTTCTAAAACACAAATATCTAGCGCGTGGCGACGCGGCCTTTGTAAATGGTCACCGTGGCCTTGTCTATCAGAAAAAAAAGTATAGTGATGAGCTTCGTTCAGAAATCGTACGGCTTTACCGGGAGCACTGGGATTGCGCTCCGTTTGCCACCTTTCACGAGGCTCTTAAAAATTATCACGGGATCGTGATTCCTTACCATGTCGTCCGGGAGGTTCTGTATGCTGCCGGTATCAAACCTCCGCGTTCCTGGTCTACGAAGGAAAAGCTAGAACATAAGCCTCGAGACGAACGTGCGCGAGAGGGAGAGCTTGTGCAGATGGACGCGTCCTGTCACGACTGGTTTATGAACGGTCTTTACGAAACGATCCACGGCGGTATCGACGACGCTACGCATAAAATTACCGGACTTTATATGTGCCTCAATGAATGCCGCCTTGGTTATAACGAGGTCCTTCGTCAAACCTGGATGCGCTACGGTGTTCCTCTTTCTTACTATATCGACCGGCATACTTCCTTTGTCGCGTCAAAGCGTAAGAAAAACCGGACGCTTGAGGAGCGCCTGGAGTACTCAAAAAACGAGAGTACGCACTTTGTGGACCTCTGTTCCGATCTGAATATCGAGGTTATCCTGGCTTTGTCGGCCCAGGGTAAAGGCCGCATTGAGAGGCTCTGGCAAACCTTACAGGGTAAGCTGCCGTATATTTTCCGATATCTTCATATCGACTCTATCGACGCTGCTAACGAATTTTTATCTTCCTGGGTTGATTCTTTTAATGCCAGATTCTCTGTTCTGGCTCGCGATAGTGTCAAAGCATGGCGACCGGTTCCGTCCTGGTTTGATTTTGATTACCGGCTCTCCGTTAAGTTCTCATGTCGTACCGACTCCATGGGTTTCTTTACTTTCCATCAGTGTGATTTTCGTCTTATCGCTCCGCTTCGTGCCTATAAAGATTTTGAGCTTTGTCTGTCCGAGGACTTCGGCATCCGGGCCTTTATGGGCGGTAAGTGGTACCCTGTCGAGCTTGTCGAGGGGTACCTCCAGGATGTTCGTGGAGACACTATGCCGATAGTTGAAAAAGACTTGATAGCCAGGTACTTAAAGCTCGACCTCCGGCGCTGGGCCTAGTGTGTACTAAACCATTCTATTTCTCTCTGGCTCGGGTGTCCGTGTTTCTTTGGTGCGCTTTTTAGTGGTGGCTTTGGTTTTACATAGATGTTTACTCTGCAGAAATCACGCATCGTCTCCCATCTTACGTTGTAGAGCTTTGCCATGCTGTTTATGCTTTTGCCTTGTTTCATGTAGCTTTTGATTTCCGCTTTGTAAGGTGAGAGTTTGAAGTTCCGCGGCTTCTGTCCTACCTGGCGTCCGACCGGTTTGCCTCTGGCCTTTGCTCGCTCCAGGCCCGCCTTCGTTCGCTCTGATATCAGTGTGCGCTCTATTTCTGCAGATAGTCCGAATGCAAACATAAGCGCTTTGCAGCCTATGGAATTGTCGAGGGTGAAGCTCTCTTTTATGGCGATCACTTTTATCTTCCGGTTGAGACAGTCGTCCAGGACGTTCATTATCATTAAGAGCGAGCGTCCGAGCCTCGATAGTTCGGTTACGATTATCGTGTCACCTTCTTTGACCTGCTTCAATAATTCTCCCAGCTTTCTCTTGTCCGGTGTCTTGGTTCCCGAGATTGTCTCCGAATACCACGATATCTTTTTGAGCCTCTTTTCCCTGCAATATTTTTCAATCTGCATCTTCTGGTTCTCTGTAGTCTGTGTTTCGGTAGAAACGCGAATATAGCCGTATGTCATATTTGGCCTCCTGTGTTTGTTTTTCGCATAACCTACCGTAAATTTAAATAAAAAGTCTAGTTGTCGGGTTTGTCGGAACGGATA